TGGTGATTGACAGCGTCACCGACACCACCAATATTGGTGCCATCTTCCGCTCTGCCGCAGCGCTCGGCATCGATGGCGTGTTGCTCACGCCCACCAGTTGCGACCCGCTGAACCGCCGTGCCGTCCGCGTCTCTATGGGCTCTGTCTTCCTTATTCCGTGGACATGGATTGCTGAGCCGCTCACGTCGCTTCACGACTACGACTTCCGCACTGCCGCCATGGCGCTCACCGACAAGTCGATCTCTCTCGACGACCCTGCCCTGAAGCGTGAGCCTCGTCTCGCCCTGATTATGGGTACCGAGGGTGATGGTCTTGCGCAGTCCACAATCTCTTCTGCCGACTTCACTGTCCGCATCCCGATGAGCCATGATGTCGATTCGCTGAACGTAGCCGCCGCCTCCGCCGTCGCCTTCTGGGAGTTAAGGATGAAGTGAATTTTTCGGGGTTCTAAAATCTTTTCTTGTAGTTTCTGTTTGAAATTAGGAATAAAGTTTGCACTTTTACCAACATAATCAACATTATATGATTGAGTATGGGGGAAAAAGATGCTACATCCCTAACGAGAACCACCAGAAATGGAACAGCTACTTCAAGAGCCTTAGTTGGAACAAAGCAGTAAAGATGATTGAAGACTAAAAAATACTATGAGGGGATTTTAAGTCCTCTCGGTTCATATTGTTTGTGTGTTTCTATATTCTTCGAAATTTGTTAGTATTTCATGTAGACCATTCAGAGTTTTTACTGCCTTGTTTATTGGCGGCATCTTGCTTTTATCGAAGGTTAGCTTCTTTAGATCGGTAGTGTATGCCGTAGCCACCTCGGACTCCGACATGACCGTTTCTGCATCATTGAATATCGGAGCGTCAGCCAAAGACAAATGTGAACGAGAGTTCTTATTCAGCCCATCCTCTATCGTTACACGGTACATGGCACACAAGAAATCTTCAGAGTGCAGGTAATCGTAGTATTCCTGATTGTGGTAGAGTGCCGTAAGGTCATAAACGTCACGGATATGCTTTGCCAGCAATGCGGTGGCATCTTCGTTATAGGACAATTTCGCTAATCTTGAAATCTTGTCGCAGATAGTTTTCCTGGGATTGATGCACTGCATTTCAAAACTTTTCAGGCCAAAGGTGCTTATCAAATCCTTTTGTTCTATGCTCTCAAGAAAGGCTGTCACAATCGGTTTGACAACACGTTTGTCTGCCGGGTAGAACATCATGTTTTTGTCCGGTAGGTCACAAGACTTTATTTCTACTTCCAAATGTTCTTTCAGTCCCACGCCCAGGAATACATTGTCATACGAGAAATACAGTTTGCGGTAATTACCGCCAGTCTCAGACAAATCTTCCCTGTACATGTTACTGTTAAGTTCTACGATATATTTGGATAGTCTCTTGTTCAATGTCTTCTCTGCCTGTTTGGACGCACCTTTGTCGCCAGTGAAAACGAACAGATCCAAGTCTTCCGAGAAGCGGTCTATCAGCCCGTATGCCTTGGAGAGTGAGGTGCCTCCCTTGAAATAGGCTTTGTCTGCATATTCGGATAAGGAAATATCTCGCAGTATCTTTGATACCCAGTAATCTTTTTCTACGTGCGATTGCTCGTAGCCGAAATGTTCAGCCGCTAATGCGATGATTTCCTTGAAGGCTTCCTTGTCTGAATGCAAATTCATATTTTGTTCTATACAATTTTATAATCTAACTTGAACCGTGTTGTCGGGAGAATGGTCCTTGCCATTTCTGCTTGCAACGCGTCTTGTTTGATGTCACCAAGTATGTCTGCCACTACCTTCCTAACACGTGGTGGATAACATTTTGCCAAAGATACGATTTTTATTAGCTCAGACTGGCTATACCTATTGAAATTTTGACTCTTGATTCGGTCGTAGATATCCTGTCCGGTAGTTCCGGGAATGCGCTTCATATCCTTTATTGCATCGAGCATCCGTAAGTACTGGATAAGGCTTTCGTCCTGATAATCCGTGCTGTAGGCCTTTACACACTCGATGTGCAAGTTCTTGAAACGGAAACGGCGAACAGGATTAGGGGTAGCTATCGTTATGGTTGTGGCAACCTGTTCGGTCAGCCCCATTTTGTTATAGACATAAGCTCCAGTGATATAGCCATTCAGCTTTTTGGTCAGATAACGGAATTGTTCATCTTGATAGATCGGCAGATTTCCCAACCCAAGTCGTGATTTGCTTGGACGGTAATAAGCTCCCTTTTCAATTCGTACCAGTACACCTTTGCGGCTCTGCTCGGAGAGTAGCACCGCGACATTGGCCGTTTTCCCCGTTTCAAACGATAAATCCCGGAACGTAAATATACGTCCGGTATCTATCCGCTCAATCTGCCCAAGTATCTCTCTTCTAAATGAAACCATATCTATATCCGTCGTTTCTCTCCGCAAAGATAATTATTATGTATTTACTTACAAAAACATAACAAATATTTTGCTGGATATGTTTTATCACTTTGACTGTTGGTCGAATTAAAGTGTTGCTTCTAATCCTTCCCACCAAACCTGCAAACAAGTATGATAGCTGTGAGCATGCTTTCAGAATCGTACATTTGTACTGCTAAGGACAACAGTACGCTCCGGTGGGTCTCTTCGGTGACCTTAACATCATCGTTGACCCGTACACACAGGCACGTAAGAACGCCATCGACTTCGTACTCAACGCAGACTACGCTATCAGCGTACTTCGTGAGGAGGCATTCGCAATGTTTAGCAAGGCAGGCGCATAAGAGAGTGATATATCATAAATTCGGTTAATTGTAGATGATTATGGCAGCAGTGAGTTTGGAACTGTTCAAGAAACACGTGAGAGCTGACGACTTCGCCGATGACGACGAGTATCTGAGTCATCTGCTGGAGACGGCAACAAGCACAGTTGTTAACGCGACTAACAGGAGTGAAGAGGAATTGACGGAGATGGGAGGCGGTGAATTTCCGGCGCCGCTGAAGCACGCCGTCATGATGATTGGAGCGCACTGGTACAACCAGCGCGAGAGTGTTAGCACGACACAGATGCATGCAGTCCCCGACTCATTGCAGGCCTTAATCAAACCTTACAGGAGATTGACGACAGATGCAGGCAGGACGGATGAAATACAGACTGAGGATTCTGAAACCTGAGACGGAGCAGGACAACTTCGGCTCGAAGAAAACAGTATACGTCGAGCAGGGGTGGTCTACGCCGAGCGGGTCAAGCAGAGCGGCAGCCGAAGTGAGGAGGTCGCTGAGCACTTTCCTAACTTCAGCGCGGAGTTCAACATCCGGGACATTCACCCGATAGACAACAACTGGAGGGTGGAGCAGTTGGGCGGTTATCTGTACACGGTGACTAACATCATGCCCAATCTCGACAGAGGCTACAAGACACTGATCTGTGAACGCGTAAACGAGTAACCGCATGGAGACGACATACACGGGCAAGGAATGGACGGCGCTGCTGAAGAACCTGAGCAACCGTGAGCTTAGAAACACGTTGAAGCGCTCTTACCGAGTGGAGGCGAAGAAGGCTCTCGCCATCGCAAGAGCGCAGCTACAGGCAAGCGGTATGCAGGTGAAGGGCAACAAGGCCGACTGGACAAGGGGCGTTCGTTCGTACGTGTATAGCCGTGGCGGCTCTTCCATATGTGGCGTATCGCCGGAGCGCGCTGGAGCATAATCCGGTAAAGGGGCACATGCCCGGAGCGGACACGGCGGTCATTCAGGTGCTTTGCTTCGCCGCCGACTATAAGGGCAGTGTTCAGCTCGCCGAGGCGGTAAGGGCGGCACTCGAGGACAAGAGATACGAGTCTGAGGAGCTGAATATGCGCAGCTGCTTCCTTTCCGGAGCTGAGGAGTACTACGAGAATGATGCATATACGCAAGAGTTAAGTTTTACAGTTAAAGTTTGATTGACATATGAGCGATTACATTAATGGTAGTGACCTGTTGCTGAAGGTGGCAGGTAAACCGATAGGACATTGTACTACTCACGCCACTACTTTCAATTCGGAGACTAAGGACCGCGCCGTTAAGCCGACAGCGGATAAGAAGAAGTCTTCCGGACTCTGGAAGGGTAAAGGTGTAACAGGCCTCAGTATCTCTATTAGCGCAGAGGGTCTTCGTTTCTACGACGAGACAGAGAACGGCTTCGAGGAGATTTCAGCTAAGTGGGGTAAAGGTCAGAGTGTGGAGGTTGAAGCATTCCGCAGAGAAGAGGATAGCGTGCCATACCTTAAGGGTAAGTTCGTCATCGCCTCTATCGAGGAGGGCGCACCTGCTCAGGACGACTCTACTTACAGCGTAAGTCTCGAGAACGACGGCGAGCCGGATGTTTATCCGGGCTCTGATTCAGCAGATGAGGACGCATAAAGACCAATAGACCATGAAAAAACAGGTAATTGAAATTACTGTAAACGGCGAGACATACCCCTGTCATCAACTGATGGGGGCTATGCTCCGCTATAAGGCTGAGACCGGAGAGGAGGTCACGACGATTAAGCCGACTGACTTGACGAAGGTATGTATGTTCATGTGGTGCTGCGTGAGGGCGGCGTCGAAGTTTGCGGGCAAGGAGTTCAACTTGTCTTTCGAGGACTTCGCCGATAGCGTAACGCCGGAGCAGGTAACAGAGTGGCTTATTGCTACGATGGGTGAGAAGAAAGACGAAGAGAAAGCCGAA